TTCAACAAGCGGAAGAAGCACCTGATGTACTTGCTATGAGTACTGATGAATCAAATTCTCCCGATTGTTCTAATGAAATTGAAACATTTGGAACTAATGCGGATATAGTGAAAGAAGATAACCAATATCTAGTTTATCAAGGAGAACGAATAGTGAGTTTTCGTGACTTGTTGCGAAGATACCATTATCATACATCTTATTGGCCTGGTGAAGTTGGCTCAGGCACTAGAATGGTTTCGATTGACCTTACGGATTTTCCGTACTACAGAGGATGGGATGCAAACGGTGGTGATGCCGGTGTACCGAGTGGCGGAGGGTCTGCTCCATACAGTTTTTGTAATACAACCTTGTTGAATTATTTAACACCTGCATTTGTTATGCGAAGGGGATCGTTGCGTCATAAAGCGATGCTCATCGATCAGCATGCGCGTGGCCATAGTGGATCGTTTGGTGTTGGTAGACATGATCTCTTAGGTATTATTAATTCGATGAGTGCACACCCATTGGATTCAACTAATATTGGAGATCGGCGAAGTCAGATGCTGGAGACTTTGCGTGGTTCCTTGGGAGGAACTGCGGTTACGCCAGCTTTTAATAACCCCTGTTTAGAATATGAGACCCCTTTTTATACAGCGGGACAGAGATTTGTTCCTGCTAGGGATCTTAATTATTATGCTGGGGGTCATACTGGCCACGAACTTACTACAGAAGTTAAAGATTCTGATGGTGACGTTTACATGCGAATTGATAAATATATTTCCACAGCGGAAGATTTTCAATTGGGACTCTTTATTGGAGCACCAGTTTATTACGCATATAATGATCCTACAGCAGCTTAGATCTTTTGGGTTCGATCATGGCTATTTATATACAATTTTACTTTATGTTTTATGTTATATATATTGTATATGGGGATAGACGACAGTCTTTAAAATGTCGCAAGAGGTTTTCTCATGGGGAGAAAATCAGGATACTGCTCGGCGGCTGAGCAGGGGTATGGATACCTGTCCATTCCTGGATGAGATGTTTATACATCTTACGTTGTGCTATTTGTAGCTCAAAGGTTTTATATACAGAACCCTAGTAAGATGTTCGCATCTTGCCTGGGTTTTGGATTTTTACTTTGGGTCGCAAATTTCTATAGCGTATGTCCGAAATTGTATATTTTAGATATGTAGTGTTCTTTGGAGGTTAACAATTCCTCGCGTGACTACATGACTAAATTTGGGCCGCTCAC